ATGGACACAGAGAACGAAGACGTACGAAATATACACAATTTTGATGAGTTGTTCCTTCTCGCGGTAGACATGGAGCGAAAGGGTGCTCTCATGAGGGTATCCGTAGAGGGAAACTTCCCAATTTCTATTCATATTCGTGGAGATGGTTGGGATAAGCGCATAGACAAAAGGATCGCTCAGTATGTGCTTGCCCTCCAGTCGGCGATGGACGATATCCTTGAAGAATATGTTCCAGGTAGCGAAAAAACCCTTCTCAAGGTGGAATCGCGAGAAGGTAGCTCTAATCCTTGGGTTGATATTTCCGAAATTTTAAATATGGCTTTTTCAAAAATGAGCGATATACAAATTTTTGTATCATTTATTATAGCAATATCTGGTTGTTGCGGTTACTTTATATGGAGTAGATACCAAAGCAGAAAAGAACATATTGAACTAGAAAGAGAGAGAACAAAGCAATCTTACATAGCAAATAACTCTGTTATAAAAGCCATACGTATCTTATGTAATAAGGCCGACAAGAATTCAGATAAATATGCAGAATATGAACGCCCAATGAAAAATTTGATTAACCATACAGGCGATAGAGACACAATAGAGATTGGGGATAACGGTGATCCCATGCCAGCGGAAATAGCAAAAAAATGTGGCCCTAAAAGAGCGCAGAGAAGCTTTGAACGCACCACATATGCAGATGGGAACTATACCGTGAACAGCCGCCGTTATGACGAAGGAGAAATCGTTCTTGAGCTACTTCAATCTGACATTGTGGTCCGTGGATATTTAAACTCGCTTGACGATAGAGACAGAGATGCATTTATCCAAAGCCTAGACAAGCACGAAAAAGAAGACGATCTTCCCTTTAATATGGCTTTACAGTTGAATATAATTCATACAGCAAGGATTATAAAGTATGCAGAAATTGTCGGAGAAGGCGCTCCACGCAAAGGGAAAACTTGTATTCCGCTTAAAGATATTCTTAATCAGGCAAGCCAAAATTAAATTTTGTGATACATTTTGAAACGATACTCCCCCAAATAAGGGGTACAGGTCATTCTGTGCCCCTTATTGTTTTGTTGTCGCCATCCGGTGGTATTGAAAGCTGTCAACTACGCTAAAATATTCCACATCTTGGCGATAATATATACCAAGGGGCTTTTTTATCTTTCCTGCTCCGGCAGCTGGAGTCCCCCGACCTCACTCTCATACGCGCTGCGGCAGTGATCTTGCTGCCAGAAGAGAAGAGTGTCGATAAGCCGGTATGGCCAGTCCCTCACTCCGTCGAGGTGCCAGCGCCAGGCATGGGCGCTCAGAGTCTCGTCCGCCCACGCCTTTTCCAGGAAGAAGATGGAAACTATGACATTGCCCAGCTGGTCGATAGCGATGGCCATCTGATGGGCGTTATGCCGTAACATCGTCGTAGTTAATGACAATGGCGTCTACCTCCTCTTTCGTGGTGCAGGCTTCAATCTGAGAGCGTAACGCCCACTTCCTAGCGTACAAATTATTTCCGTACGAAATTAACTCGAGCTGGATCGTCTTCAGCTGCTCGAGCGTGAGTTCGGCCAGAGTGTTGTCGAATGTCATGAAATTGACCGTGTTTAGATTCTGCGCCTCCATGGCCGTGATGAGCCCGTCCACGTTCGTCTTCGCTGTCGTATTCGCGTTGACCACGTAGCCAGTCGACGAGGCGATATGGGCGGCATTGGAAGTTTTGGTTTCCTCAAGCTTCGCGGTGAGCTCATCGAGCTTGCGGCTGATGACATTCTCCAGTTTATTGTACTCGGCCTCGGCGGCGGCAGCCTCTGCATCCAGTCTGGCCTTCTCTGCCTGATAAAGGACCACGTAGGGAGCGACGTCCGTCTCGTAGTCGGCGTCTCTCCCCGTGTAGTCGGCGAACTCGAGGACACCTTTCCCGTCGTGCCACTGGATGGCGTGCACCTGCTCGTGCCCTTCGATGGGCTTGTAGTCGAACTGAAGGGGAACGTTGTTCACAAGTATGACAGTGTCTACAGGAACCACAGTGACGTCTGTTATGTCCATTACTTATCTCCCTGCAGGGCCCTCGGCGCCTGCATCGTGTGGGAATGATCTGCCTCGACGAGAGCCTTGCTGCCGTTAGCCAGAGAGACGAACTGTTTTCTCAGGGCCTTACCTTCTGCGATGGTCTCGCAGCGGGCAGCACTTACTTCCGCGCCCACTTTTGAGACCTCCCCGGCTACCCTGCCAGTGAGGTTGGCCTGCTCAAGGAGCAGCATGGGAGTAAGTGTAAACGCGCATCCCTCGAAGCTCGCCTGCATACTGTCCTTACCGCCAGAGTAGCTCATCCAGAGAGCGCAACCGCCCTTTTTATTGTGTTCGGGACACTCTTCGAATCCCCTAAAGGGGCATCCTGCCATATCTCCTCCTTACGTCCTCTCGCAAAGGACGACGTCCACGTAGTTGACGTTGATATCTAAATTGTGCCGGTGGGCGGTGTTCCATGTTCCGTGCCCGTGCCCCCAGTTGCTACCTGTCCAGCCGACGTTATTCCCCCACCAGCTGCCATTCTGGTGCCAGCGATTCGTGTAGACAGTGCCGCATCCCAGGGCCCTATACGCGCCATGACTGTGCCCTGCGAGCTGCCCTTCGGATAGAGTCGCATTATTCACGCCCCAGGAAATCGAAGTATCTGTCGTCCTCCCCCCTGCAGCGAACCGGCCCGCGAAGCCCCGGCCGTCATAGCTCCCCGTGTCGCCAGAGGTGAGGCGCAGGGCATAGTCGGTGTGGTCTGCGAGCTTCTTCCACCCTGATGGTGAAGTCCCGCGGAAGAGCATCTTCGTGCCGGCAGGGAAATACTTCTCGAGATCGGCCTGAGCCTGTTCGACTACGGGCTTGACGTTCGTAGTCAGGGTGCTGGCCGCGGCATCAAGAGCTGATGTAAAAGCAGCAAGGCTTTTCTTTGTCTGTTCTTCTTTGCTGTAGATAATGCTGAAGAGCCGGGTGATTTTGCTGGCGTTGTCCACCAAAGTCCTGACCATGGCTACTCCTTCTCACACAGGATGACATCCACGAAATTGACATGGAAATCTACACTGTGGCCATGGGCCGTGTTCCAGCACCCGTGGCCGTGGGATTCGTTTGAGCCCCTCCAGCCTGTCGCGTTGCCTGTGCCGGAGCCGGCAGAGAGCAGGTTCTGCGGGGAGCTCGGGTAGTTGCCGACTGTGCCTATTTTTACGTCGTGGCTGTGGGATGCGAGCTGGCCGACGGACAGAGTCGAGGCATTCACGCCCATGGAGATCTGGGTCGTGCTCAGCCCTCTGCCGGAAGCGAAACAGGCAGAGAAAGCCAGGCCGTCAGTACGGCTTCCCGTGCCTTCACTAGTCAGGCGGAGCGCGCAGTCTGTGTGGTCGGTCAGCTTCTTCCAGCCTGACGGAGCAGCAGACTGCTGGAAAAGCATCTGGATGCCGGCAGGGAAATACTTCTCGAGATCGGCTTGGGCTGACTTGATGGCCGGCATGAGCTCGGCCTGCGCGCCCGCGAGAACTGATTCTGAGGTCATCCGCGCGTCCACGAGGGACTTCCTGTTCTCAAGAGAGAGCGCGAGCAGGCTGTCGACGAGGTCTGTGACCCGGTCAGCATTGTCTTGCAGGGTCTTGGTCATCTCACTCACACCTTTTCGCAGAGGATGACGTCCAGCCGGCTGACGTCCATGTAGAGGCTGTGGCCATGGGCCGTGTTCCAGCACCCGTGGCCATGGGATTCGTTTGAGCCCCTCCAGCCGATGAAGTTGTCCCAGTATCCTACGCCCTTGTCCCCGAGGCTAAAGCCGTCGCCGGTCTGGCCCGCATTCGATCCACTGCTCGTCTCGGCTACGCTGTGTGAGTGTCCGGCGAGCTGACCGACGGACAGAGTCGAGGCATTCACGCCCATAGAAATCTGGGTCGTGGTCGTGCCTCTGGACGCAGCAAAGCAGGCTGAGAAGGCCAGGCCATTGGTGCGGGTGGTGACGTCACCGGACGTGAGCCGGAGAGCGCAGTCATCGTACGTCGTGACTTTCTTCCACCCCGAGGGGGCCGCACCGTTAAAGAGCATCCGGACTCCGGCGGGAAAGTACCGGCTGATGCCGTTCCTGAGCTTCTCGACAGCCGGGGCCATGGTGGTCTGAATACTGTCGAGCGCGGCACTGGCATTTTGCTTCAGTGACTGGTAGTCCTCCCAGTCCCTGAGCGCGAAGCCGTACAGGAGGTCAGCGAGGTCTGCGATCCTGCCGGCACTGTCCTCCAGTGTCATCATGCCGTGCGCCTCCAGCAGTAGGCGGCGTGATAAGGCATGAGGTTGTTGTGGGCGGTCCCGCCGCCCAAGGCATTCGTTGTGCCGGCAGGGTCGCCACCGCCGGTCATCGTCGTAGCCCCCCAGGACTTAAAACTGCCGCTGCACCACGTATGCGCAAACGTTGCCCCATTTGGGGCCACTTCGGCCGTGGTTCCGTCAGCAGACCAGTGATGCGCCTCCATGCCATCAGACGGATTGCTACCGGTATAGACAAAAATGTTATGGCCATGTTTCGGGACTTCAGCCAAGGTGAGAGTGTGCTCCGCCTCTCCGCCCTCGCTGCCGGCCGGATACGTATCTTCATCAGCACCCAGAAGCACTACGCCCTTCACCCTCTCCCAGGTGCCAAAACCAAAAATCTCAGCCGGCTCTGTATCCTTGTCGGAAGTGTAGTAGCTGCCAACAGGGTGCTCTTTTTTGCTTCGTTCCAGCACCGCCGCCGTGATCATGCTCTCCACGAGAGCGACCGAGACGCTCAGCTCGCCTGACTCGGTGGACTCGAGCGTCTTGGCTTTGGCGTCAAGAATGTCGTACATCGCCTCTGCATCGAGCGGCTGGAGCCTGGTCTGCACATCCGCCATCTGGGAGTCAGCTGTGGCCGCGTGGCTGTCCAGAGCAGTCAAAGCCTCGGCGAGGCGTGGGCAGTCCTCGGCCAGTCCGTTCTCAGCGTGGGGAAGAGGCAGAGATAAATATGACGTTTTCTTGTCTATCATCGTATGCTCCAGAAACGGGGCAGAGACACATCGCCTCCGCCCTGCTATGCTAAACTGTGGCCATCATCCTGATGCCGTAGACCATGGGCCGAGCGGCTGTCGTGCCGGTCAGCGTGAGCCGCACCTTCGCCGTGTCTACATCGCTGATTGCGACATGCCAGGAGTACTCAACGTTGCCGTCGCCTTCCTGCGTCGTGCCCTTGGCTGTCATAGCCGTCCAGTCACCTCCGTCCACCTGGTACTCAGGAGTCACGGTAGCGCCGGAGGGGATATAGGCGTCATAGACGAGGGTCAGAGATGTGGCACCCGTGGCGGGGATAGTCCTCGTGTAATAGGTGCCAGTTCTGGCTACAGTCCCAGCGATAAGCTGTGTGCCAGGCCAGAGCAGAGAAGAGGACGCCTCGTCGCCGGACAGCTTCGCTTTGACAGAGACTGCGCCAGTCATCGCTGTGGAAAGCTCGACTGGCTGGTCCGCCGCGATAGTCATCTCGTCACCGGTCGGCAGGGTTACGACGTAGTCGACGCGCGAAGCTGCGGACGGTGTCTCGGCGCAGGCCTTCAGAATAAGGTCCGTCGCCCCGGTCATGATGGCGGTCGCGCCAAGGTCGACCGTCATATCGCTGACCGCATACGTCGGGGCCAGGAGCCGGAAGGTCAGGTCGCGGGTCTGGTGTGCGGTCCAGGTGCTTGCATTGGAGCTCGAGAGAAGAACGCCGACCGTGTATGGCTGTGCCGTAACCCACTGCTGGGCAGACGAGTCGAAGCTGCCCAGCTCGGCCACGCCAAGAGCGGTGTCGGCGTCGTCGCAGAGCACGACGAGAGCGTACTCAACGCCTACTGTCAGGGCAACCGGCGCGTCAAAAAGAATACGCTGGAACTTGCCGACCGTCAGGGCATCAGCAGCTATGATGGACTCCGCCAGGACGACACGGGTCGGGTAGCCGCCAGATGTCTCGCGGATCTGGACGTGGACTCCGGTCGTCCCCTTCGCCGTGAAGAAGAGATCGACACCGGAGATCTGGGAGTCGGCCGTCAGCGTGAAGGTCTGCGCCACAGGGTCAATCAACGTGTTAACGACAGACTGTACAGTGCGCAGCGTCGTGGTTTCAAGTGTGCCCTGCCCGACGAAGGTCGACTGTGCGAGGCTTCCGCCTGCTCCGGTAAAGACAACGGACTTCACGCCGGCGGGTATGCCGTCGGGGATAGTGAAGGTTCCGGTCATCGCGCCGTCAGTCCCGGCTGTCGGCATGCCGCCGGACGGAGTGACCTCGACGCCGTCGAAGGTCAGGCTCTTCAGCCGCTCGCCGGAACCAAAGCCGGAAAGGGAGAAAGATACGGGAATCTGCCGCAGGTACAGGACGTCAGACTTAGCCGTACCAAGATTCTCCGTCGTCGAGCTCGATGTCGTCACTGTCGACCCGTGAAGGGGATGGGTCGGCGCGTACACGGTGCGGAAAAAGGTCTGCGTCACCGGCGAAGCCCAAGAGGACTTCTGCACAGTCCAGCGGTCGACCGCAGGGGTCAGCGTTGCCTTCATCGGCATAGGAGTGAACGCCTGATAGGGATTGACCTTTATCTCTCCGGTGCGGAGCGGCTGCTCAAGCAGGATGGTCGGCGAAGACTGACGGCAGGCCGGCGACGAGATATCGCCGGACATCGTATAGTCGTCGGCCTCGATGGGCAGCATCAGATACCCGTTGACGACGGCAGCCGTCTGCTCAATGCCCTGGTCGCGCATGCTGTCGTCGAGAAGGGGATCCACGAAGAGGCCGACCTTCGCTCCGGCTTCGCGGGTCGACACGTCACTTTCCAGGCGCTGCCGGGCGATTTCGTTGATGGCGTAGTCGATTTTGGCCGACAGATTTTCGATCATCGCAAAGGACACGACGCGGACGCCGTCATTGGACAGCCCTCGGGCGCTGGCTTCGCGCCAGGTCTGGGTCACGGTTGCGATAGCCAGCATACCGGACGGCACGGCTGGCGCCTTTGCGTTGTATTCGGCCGGAACACCCTGCACCCAGGAGAAGGTGCCGTCGGACGTGACACAGAGGCGATCCTTGCGCGGAAGGCCCTGTGTGTACGTGATCAGAATATCAGATCCCTCGACGGCACCGGCGACGGTGAACCCGTCATAGTCCACATCGGAGGGTGTGACGGAGGAAGAAATGTAGGTATACGTCACCGTATAGGTCGATCCGACAGAAGGCTCGGCTCCGGACGGCGACCAGTCGACCGTATCACCCGTCTTCTGGTAATCGGTGCCGGCGGCATATGTGGTGTCCCCCATGACGACAGAGACAATTGAACGCACGGAAGTGTCAGGGAGGGTGTCAGCACAGCCAGTGTAGCTGCCATGCGTCACCGTGACCGTCTTCTGCAGGGTCACACGCAGAGAGGTGATGCCGCGAAGAGGAGGATGGGCGACGGTCACCCGCTGGCTGCCAGAACCGTCGGCGACAATGACTTCGCTGTCTATGGTCCGCAGGTCCGGCTCGGCATCGTACGTCACGCGGCGGCTTGTCTGGAAGTCGAATCCGTACCCGTTGACGCGGCAGGTACCTTCGTCAATGGTGTAGACCTGGCGGCCCTGCGCGTCGTCATCGGCCTGATGGACAAACATCCCCTTGGCGATATACGAACCGCCTCCGGTGCTGTCGACGTCATACTTCGCGATGGACTTCATGAAACTGTCGAGGTTCGGAGGGGTCTCCTTCGCGCGCAGAACGCCGTCATCAATAGTGTAAATCGGATAGAAAGAGCCGCTTCCGCCGTCTCCATCGTATCCCCAGGAAGAGACGGCTTTACGGCGCCATGCTCCCGGCTCTCCCTGCCCTCTGGAGCCGACCGCCGGATTGAGGAGCCCCGCATCTTCAGCCTCAGAAATGATCGTCTCCGCCAGACGTACGCCGACGGTCACTGTGCCGGAAGTCGCGATAGTAAAGGTCGCTGCAGGAACTGACCGGACCATACCGGAAATGTAGACAAGACCGGCTTCTGCCGTGACGACACCGCTGTCGGAGACGGAAATCTGGCCATCCTTGATGACGTCGCCGTCGGAGAAGAGAGCGTCTCCAATACCCTGCAGACGGGCATTGATGATACTCTGCAGCTCATTGATTTCGGAGGCCTGTGCGACATATCCGTCGCGGACAAGCACCTCAGTGTAATGATCGTCTGCGGAGTACCGATTGTAGTAGTTGTCAATCTGCTTGCCGTTCGGCGTAATTAAAGACATATGCGCACCTCCTTAGATGGGCAGGACGAACTCTACCGTCTGCCGAACGTTAGGAGAGCGCTGGATGGACGGCGTGATGATCTGTGCGGCCAGGAGCAGACCGGGATCGCTTATCTGGTCGACGGTGAAGTACTGCTGCCCTTCGGGCAGGCCGTCGGCCGGAACGGAATCGAGGAAGACACCGATTTCACGGATGACGGCGTTCGATGCGTCCTCAAAATTGAAGTTAGTCCGGACGTAGAGATAGGGCGTCGGCGTTTCTGAAATTTTATATCTTGCGCGTGTGACCGTCCCGTCAGACGCCGACGCGGTCGGGATGACGATCTCCCCCGCATCGTCCGGCGTCACGAAGCCGACGGAGGACGCCCTGCGGCGGCCGACTTCGCCGGTAATGGCTGTGATATCCACGAGAGAAGGCAGGACTGCGTCGTCAGCGTCCCATGCCTCCTCGCCAGTTCCCCAGGCCAGAAAGATGTCTCGGGCGGCGATGGCCTTCACGATGGCCGCCCTTCCCGTTTTAGTGAGCGTTGCTAAACTCATGAGTTCCCCTCAGTAGTTACAGATACAAAAGCATCATCAATGAGCCATCTGCGCGAATCCGACCACGTACCGGACCACGCCCTCTCTTTCTCCCCAGTTTGTGCAGCTACATCGCCAGCTACACTCGCGGCGGTCTCTGTTCCGTCTACAGCAGGCTCGGTAATACTTGCCCCGATGCCAACCTGCGACCGGGACAGAATCTCCTCCGTCCGCAGGTTCGTCGCTGTGCCCCAAGCGTCCCCCCAGTAAATGGCATCGTATTCAGCTGTCATACCAGGTGTCCTGCCGTACGTGCAGTTAACATCTCCCCAAGTACCGGAAGCATGGACTGCGACACCATCGCCGCTTTCTCCTCCATCGGACGGCCAGGACCATACGGCTACGACCCGCGGGGCAGACCAGGACGAGATGCCCCACGGCGTCAGCACGCGGTCAGGCCGCGGAGAGCTCTCACCAGTGTTCTGGCACCAGATCGCCCACGTCAGGAGAGTGAGCTGCCCGATCGTGACGCCCGTCATGGGCGGAAAGTCCGCGTCGGACCAGTCGAAGTGGGACCAAATTGGCCGGTCGACATAGGGGCACAGAATGCCGTACCCCTCCTCACGCCCGACACCAACAGCCATGTCGGCCGCGGCAAAGGGTTCCGAAAGCAGGCGAAGCCTGCGCCCAAAAGAAGCGATCAGGCCCTGTCCATCCGTCTCCCCGGAGATGTCGTCCAATTCCCTGCCAGTATAGGCAGACCAGAGTCCTTCCGACCAGCCGCGAAGGCTGGCGTTGCGTGAGGAGTCCAGCCCGCCAGACCACAGAAATGGCCGAAGGTCATACTCCGACACATACACACGCCAGAGTCGGCAACGCGCCGGTTCGACGTCGGCGCAGATGAGAGAAATTTTTTTAAGGTCTGCCTCAGATGGAATAGAGTCAAATCGCAGCTGGTACGCCGCCCAGTTTTCACCTTCGCCATCTTCTTCAATCTCCGCGGTGTATCCGTACAGAGCCAGGGCACGACGCATAGCTGCTGGTGTCCCTTTGATGCGGTGCCAGGGGACGGAGTTCAAAACAAATGCGCGCAGCTTCTCGTTTGTTTTTGCGGCGTCGCGGAAGTCCACGTGCCACTGCCACGCAAGCTGTTCGAGCTCTTCAGTGGAAAGATTTTTGAGGCCGCCCCGGGCCTCTGTCAGCCTTCTGAGCGGTGCCAGCATTCCGGCGGGGTCCTGCTCTTCCAGACGTCCGTAAATGAGAAGGTTCGGAACAGCCCGGACGATAGTCTGCAGGAACGGCGAGATCGCATCAGCCGCGGCAGCTATCTGGCTGTCACTGCGGATACTCTCGGGAACAAGCTGGCGGAAGACGAGGTCATGAAGATGACGGCTCATTCTTCTTCGAGGCCTCCGTACGTGAGGGTGACAGTTCCCTCTCTGGCAATTTCATTTTCCTTGAGCACAGTGTATACGGGAGAACGAACGACAACGCGCCTTGCTCCCGCCTGCTCCATCAGACTGATGAGCCTGGTCGGAAGAATGTCGCGTCCGGGCTTGGAGCGCTGCCAGAGGATATAGGATTCCACGGCAGAGGTGACAGCGCTGCTAATCGTCGCGAGCAGAGCTTCGTCCGCTTTTGACAGGAACCATGTTACATCCAAATCATAAAAAACACCATCCGGAGCCTGCACAATTACCGTGTCAGTGAGCGGCCTTACGTCATCGGCAGACAGTTTCTGGCGGACGGCTTCCAGAACATCTTCAGAGGGAAGTTCTCCCCCTTCCAGTACAGGTCGCACATCAACGGTGCCCGGCGTCGGGCAGGACACGGAGACGTCAGCGATATCCTGAGACACACCCATAGCCAGGGCTCTGTACATGCCGGCAGGCCCGGCGCACGTGTACGCCTCAGGGGATTCCTGGATGCGCTGACGGTAATGGGCGTCTGTCTCCACGTCCGCACCAAGCATGGTTGTAGTCGTATTCTCGACCGAAGCCACATAGGCGACAGGGTCCACCAGCACACAGATCTGTCCCGCAACGAACCCGTTAGCATCGCTTCCGGCTGCCTGCGCTGAAGCGGTGACTTCTCCGGATAGAGCCCCCGCCTGAATGACTACGGATTTGTCTGTCGCAAAAACCGTTTTCCCGTCAGCCGTTGCGGCCTTGGTTCCCGCGGGGATTTCGACGTCAAAATCAAGCTCTTCCTGCAGCGTGAATCGAAGCGTGCTCGACGCGCTCGAGGCGCCAAGACGCCGGGTGCCTGTCATAAGGCCTATGGCGTCCAGGTGTTCTCCCGAGGCGAACTGGAGCAGGTTCGCTTTGCCCGCCATATCGATGATGGAATTCTGGAGTGCAAGGACGTATGCCAGGGATTCCAGGAAGAGGCGCACGGGGTCGCCGGGGTACAGTGTCGTTTTCGCGATGGTTTCATAGGAAGTCAGGACGCTTTTCTCAACGTCCCCGACGGAAAGTTCTGCAAACGAAAGGCTCACAGTTCAACGCCCTCCCTGAGTGAAAAACGGACGACAGGGCGCACAATGCCCTGCATATGCTGCTCTTCCGTCAGCGGTTCAAAAGTCACGGAAGCGACGGAAACGCGGGGCTCGTACTTCTCAATGGCGTCAATCAGGCTGGCAGCCAGGTGAGCCGTCTTTCCCGGCGCAGGGGAATCGATCATTTCTCCGTCATTGGCGAATCCCCGGTCCAGAGGCACGGAGTACGTCAGCGTGCGCAGTATGGTACGCAGGCACTGGCGGACGGAATCCATCCCTGCAGCGCCTATGATTACAGGAGAATCATCCAGAGTCAGGACTTCACTGCTTTGTGGCATTGCTGTTCTCCATGGGCATCCAGTACCAGCTCTTCATCCTGAGCGATAAATCTATACCGGACGGAGCAAGCCAGCCGGCGTCATTCGTCAGTGTGGGCGAGAGCCGCTGGCTGATTGAGGTGATGACCACCCTGCCCCAGTTCTGGCCGCACAAGGTAAGACGGAGTACGTCACCCCTGCGCATATGCGAGAGAAGCTGAATCTTAACGTCATCGAGTTCTCTCTCCATGAGCTGGCGGGAGAGGCGCACGTCCAGGCTGATTTCCGGCGTTTCCGGCCCAAGCCATTCCATGACCGGGTAGCTTCCGAAAACGTTATGCTCTTCGTACCTCATCCGGCTGTCTGCAGAAATATTCTGCGGCACGAGAACATTCATGGTTCCCGCTTCAAAAACGATATCACCGAGAGTTCCAACTTCCATGGCTACCCTCCGACAGGCTCACCGGTATCGGGATGTGTATGGTGCCTGAGCGAAACGGAGCCGGCGGAAATATCGTCGTCAGGGGCCTTGATTCCCCCGTCCCTCACTGTGATATTCCCGCTCACCAGAGCACTTCCGGGGTTGCCGTCTTCGTCAGTCATAATCACTGCCCCGGCCAGCTCGATGAACGGCGCTTTGAGTTTGATGTCTGTTTCCGAAGAAACGGAGACAGCGCCTTTCGCCTCAACACTGACATTGCCGTTCACCTTAGCGGTCAGCGTATGGGCCTTTCTGTCGTACCAGAGTTCCGTGCCGTCTTCGTATCTGCTGTAGGCGACCTGCTGTTCCTGACCGGGGGCGGGAACTGCCTGGGAATAAGGAGCGCCAAGGTACGCCCCCTGCTCCTCCCCCTGCCCGGACTCCAAGACAAGAGCAGTCTCGCCGATGTCTGGCAGTTTGATTTCCTGGTCCCGCAGAACGCGGCGCTGGAGCGTCTGATAGCTGTTCGTGTTGAGCTCGTCGGCGTCGTTCAGCTGAATCTGCGCTTCGCCGTCCTTAGTCCCTGTCACCCTGCCATATCGCATGGAGACGTAGTTTCGGGATTCCAGACGGGCTACACGGGCTTCGAGGTCAGCAAGGTTAAACAT